CGGCTTTTCATTCGACAGACTGACGATCGGATAGCTCGTCGCGTCGAGCGTCGTGCCGGTCAGATTTTGCAGATAGATTTCCGTGCCGTTGCCGAGAAATTTCATGGCGCCCGCTCCTCAAGCGATAAGGACAGGGCCGGAAATTGAATCATCGGCTGGCGCCGCGACTAGGCGTCAAAACGTCCGTTTTCCGCCGGTCGCGCCGGCGGCGCTTCGAGCAGCCGCACGAGCCGCGCGCGGCGGCCGCGGCCCGGTGGACGTTTGCGGTTGAGCAGATCCCGCAGCGAATCGCGGCCGGTTCCGAGCCGTTGCGCGACGGGCTCCCAGCCGCACGCATCGATCAGCCCTTTGACCGCAGCCCGCAGCGCCGGCCATTCCGAGTCGGGCGGCGACGCCGGGAAGATCGGCGCGCGCATGCCGTCGAGCGCCGGCCGGGCCGGCGCTTCGCCGTCGAGATATTGGCGGATGGCGTTCGCGACGATCGCCGCGGCCCGGTCTTCGTCGTCCGCCAGGCGGAACACGACGTCGGCGGCGATGAGCAGGCGATCGAGACGCGACAGCGCGGTCACGGCGCGATGGCCGGCTGATAGTCGCCGACCGTCCAGGGTTGAATGATCCGCCAGGCGCGCGAGTCGGAATCCCACAGCGGCCCTTGCTCGATACCGATCGCCGGCGCGAGTTTGTCGCCGGCTTCGTCCACGAGCGCGGCGATGACCGCCCGGCCTTGATCCGCCAGGCGACGCGCGGCTTCGGCGCCGCCGGCGTAATAGTCAATCTGCAGCGACGTGATGGCCAGGTTGAGATCGACGCCGCAAAACTGGTTGAGCCATTCCGAACCCGGACGGTTGACGATGATGAACGGCAGCGGAATCGGCCGGTTAGCTTCCGGTTGCGGCGCGACGCCGAACCAGACCTCATCGATGAGCACCGCGGCGAGCGTGGTGCAGACCAGCTTCTCGACGATCACGGCTGCCGCCCTCCCCGCTTCACCGCCAGCGTCAGATCATTTCTGAGGCGAGACGGCAGCACCGCGACGATGTCAAACACGTCGCCGCGGTCGACGTCGACCAGGCGCAGCCGCGGATCCATTGCCACGATGCCAGGCTGTTCCCGCATGCGGATCCGGCAGTCGGCCCCGGCGGCGTCGGTCGCCGCCATGAAGAATTCACGACCTGACAGCGTCATGATCTGCGCCGGCGTTTCGCGCAGCGCCGTCCACGTCTTCACGACGCCGCCATTCGCGTCGAGGGTTTCGAGCGCCTGCTCGATGCGGACCCGGTCGCGCAGGATTCCCGCCTTCATGCGCGCGGAACCCAATAGCCGGTAAAGAACCGGTTGATGGTGGGAAACAGATCGACGCCCGACATGGCGGCGGTCTCGCGGTTTTCATAGAGCCACGCCGTCGCGTTCATGACGCCGTCCGCAATGCCCGGCGGCAACGACGCCGGGTCGGAATAGCCGACATTGAGCGTGAAGGTGACGCCGGCGGGTTCGGTTGCGCCGGGCGTTGTCGCCAGCATGAAGCAGAGCGCAAATTGATCCGGGTCGCCGCCTTCGGCGATTGTGAATTGATCGGCGACATCAACCAAATCGGCGTCGGTTGCGCCGAACGTCAACACCGGCTGCACCGGAATGCGCCAGCCGCTTGAACCGTCCGGGAAGGACATCCAGACGCCCATCGGCGACCACGTCCAGACGGCAGGATTGACGTGAAACTCGTTGAGTCGCTCGAAAGCGTCGATGGCGCGCGCGATCATCGCCTTGATTTGATCGTCGTCGCGGATGACGTCGGATTCCACGCGGGCGTGCGCCTTCGCCGCCGGCAAGAGCGCCGCCGGCAGCATGGTCCGGTCGATGAGCGTGCGCTTGAGCATCACGCCAGTTCCCGGCCGATGAAGGCGCGCACCTCGGCGAACAGCTGGTCGAGGCTGCACGAGACGACGCCGCCGGAATCATCAATGAAGTGAATCGAGCCGTTGCGGATGGCGACGTCGAGCAGGCGCGGCGCCGGTTCGCCAGGCGGACCCTGCTTGCCCGGCGGTCCGGGTTTGCCCGGCCGCGGTTGCCGGACCACGAGTTGCCAGGCGGCGGATGTTCCGGGCTCGTCGGTCGTCGTTTCCCGCGCGATCCAGCTTGTGTCGTTCCACCCGACCATGTCCCGCGGCGCATAGGCCGCGCCGCGCTCCCACCCACCGGCGGGATTGACGCCCGGCGGACCGGCCGGTCCGGTTTCGCCTGGCGGACCAGGTTCGCCAGCGGCGCCGTCCTTGCCGTCGCGAATCGCCGCCGCCCGGGCGGCGACGTCAGACAGCGCCGACAAGCCCGTTTCCCGGACCGCGAGCACGGCTTCGCGCGCCTGGACGCGTTCCGCCCTTGCCGCGTCCTCCATCGCTTGTGTGGCGCTTCCTATCGCCGCCAGGCGGCCTTCCAGATCGGCGACAGTCTTTGCGACCGACGCCCGTTCCTTCGCCAGCATGTCGGCCACCGCGTCGAGCACGCCCTGCACCACGGCTTCCTGTTGCGGGTCGAGCATAGCGGGAGCTCTCCTATCCCTGCGTCAGATGATCGAGCGCGCGAGCGCGGACCGCCAGGCGCAGCGCCGCCGGGTCGAAGCCCTTAGCGGCCGGGTCGCCGTCGGCTTCGGTTTCGTCGTCGTCGTCGGCTTCCGGCTTGTCGCCTAACGGCGCGGGCGGACCGGCCGGCGGCGTCGGCGCCGCAGGCGGTTCGGTGGCAAACGACAGCGGCACCATCTGCTGTTGAACCCGTGGCTCGTCGCCATGATCGGCGGCGCCGAGGTTCTCGACCGCGCGCGCCTCATTCGGCGCGTAGATGCCGGATTGAACCGCTTTCGCCAGGCCCTCCATGCGGGTCTTGAAATCAGGCCGCAGCAGCGTGTCGACGTTGAATTCGCAAAAGTCCTGCGTGCGCTCGAAGCCGAACAGCTTGTCGAGGTTGAGCTCGATCAGGTCGATGTAGAACCCGAGTCCCTGGCGCAGCCACATTGTGATGAGTTGCTCGACATTGTTCCACGTCGCGCCGGTGAGGTCGTTGATCAGCGGCGGCGGCACGGCATAGACGCGGGCGATCTCGTTCACCGAAAACTTGAGCGTTTCGAGCAGCTGATAGTCGGCGGCGTTGAATTGCCCGTACTGCTCCCATTTCAGGCCGTTGGTCAGAATCGGCACCCCGCCGAGATTGATGCCCTTCGATTGCGCCTCCCACACCTCGCGCAGCTTTTCGACTTGTGCGGTGGTCAGGATGGCGTCGGTCCGCAGCACGCCGGACGGCCGCGACATATTGGCGAAATAGGCGCTCATGCCGGCGGTGCCCATGTCGAACAGCGTCGCCGCGCCGATCGAGGCGATGAGTGGCGGCACGCCGATGAGCGGATGTTTCGGGCAGAGCGCCCGGATGTGCAGCATGTCGCGTTCGGGAATCACCCATCGCAATTCATTGTCGCCAGGCGGCTCGCCGAGTTTTTCGAGGATCTGGTTCGGCCCGACCGAATAGAAGATCGAGCCATCCTCGCCGATCAGCGGATGGCATTTGCGCGGGTCGAGCAGATGCAGTGCGTCGATCTCAAACCGTTGATTGCGCACCGCCAGCGCATAGGCGTTGCCCTGGTAGAGCAGCGACGACGTCAGATTGTAGAGAAAGTCGGACCGCGTCTGGTAGCTGTTCGGCTTGCGCAGCACGCGGGAGGCCGCCGAGTTGAGAATCACGTCGGCGCCGTTGTCGTCCTTCTTGCGGAAATGCTGGCCGGGCAGTTGCGCGATGGTTCGGGCGTAGAGCGCGACGCAGGCGAACACCACGCTATTCCAGCCGACGCCGAGCGGCGACTGGTCCGTCTGCCAGTAGTTCAGCGGATAATTCATCGGGATCCAGCCGTCGCTGGTGAAAGCGTAGGGGCCAGGAATCCGTTGTCCTTCCGGGCGGCCGAACAGCCCGCGCACGAAATCGGCCGCGGCGCGTCCGAATCGGTAGGGCGCCGAGATCGCCGCGGGCGCCATCAGCGCGCTGACTTGCGCGGCCGGCCAGCGCGCCGGCGTTCGGGCTCCGCGGCCGCCGGGCCAGGCGAGTCGATTGGCAGCGGCGGCGCGTCGAGGTCGTCAGCCGCGCCGCCGCCGCCATCGCGGGAGGGCGTCATTGCCTGAACGTCCCGCGTGACATAGCCGCCGGACGCCGGCGCCGGTGACAAGGCTCTGCCGGCGATGCGGGTCGGGCCAGCCCGTTCAGCCTCGAAGGCTTCGGCGGCTTCATGCGGCGTCGTTTTGTCGGCCCGCTTGAGCGCCGACGCCCGCATGCCCTTTGCGACTTGCCCGAACCCTTCCTTGACCGCACGCGCGGCGTCGGCGTCCGACAGGTTCAAATGCTTGCCGGCGCGCGGGCCGGCGTGGATCCAGACGATCGGCATTTATGCGCCTTCGGGCGGCGTCGGCGGATCGATGTCGGCGAACGGGTCGGCGAAATAGTCGACATAGCTTTGCGGGAAGTCGGTCGGCGGGTCTTCGATTTCGGGAAACACCGTCGGATTGTAGGTGACGCCGGTGTCGTCCTGGCCCCACTTGTCGGCGACGGCCGCGGCCGCGGCGTTGTCCGGCAGTTCAAGCAGGCGGCCCTTGAGCGGCCCCATCGCGATAAAAACCATCTTCGACATCGGCGACTCCCCACTATGAGTGAAAGTGTAAAAGCGCCGACGCGCGCGAGGCTAGGAGCGCGCGCCGGCGAGATGCTTCACCACGTGATGCCGGTGACTGTTTGCACCATGCCCGTGCGCAGCATCGTCCAGTCCATCCACATGACCATTTTGATGCCGGTCGAATGCGTCTGGAACAGCGACCGAACCGGCTTCGCCACAGCCGCAGCGGCGTCCACGATCGGCTTGACGGTCGTGGTCGGCTGCGTCGCCGTTTGATCGGCCGCATAGGTTCCGTCGTCCTCGTGGATGGTCGCCACGTCCGAGATTTCCCATTCAGGTTGATCGTCGGCGCCCGACGTGAAGTCCGCTTCACGGATGAGCACGAGCGACGTCAGCGGCACGCGGGTCGAGGTCGAGAACGGGATGCCGTAAAGCGTGTTGGTGGTCAGCACATTCTCGAACGGCTTGCCGCCGACGGCGTTGGACAGCATCCCCAGCTTGATCGGAATCGCCGGGTTGAGCAGGAAGCGCAGTCCGGTCATCGCATTGGCCGCAATGAACGGCCCAAGGATCGCCAGAATGTCTGCTTCCGCCGCATCGGGACCGCCACCCGCCGCGCCGGCGATTGGCGTCACGCCATTGAGCAGGCCGGCCGGCCTATTCGGCGCCGCCGGGAGATTGTCGAGCAGCGTGGTGTCGATCGTGTCGGCCGTGTCGTTGATGATGCCGTTGCGGATGATTTGCTCAATCGACTGCGACGACGACCGGAGCATTTCTTTTGTCGCGGTTGAAATCACGCCCATTTTTTTTCGCGACAGGATCACCGAGCCAAAGGATCCGCGGCGCACTGGAATCGGCGCTCCTTCCCCGACCCAGGCCGCCCGCAAGTCGCCGGGCGCCATGTCGACAACGTTCCGGCGCGGCAGCGTGATCGATCCCGACGTCCCGAAACTATGCCGGCGTCCGTTCGCCGACAGCACCGGATAGAGCGACGTCGCCTGCAATTCATCGATGAAGTCCCCGAACGACGTTTGCACGAGTTCGGCCGCCCATCCCGCTTGCGTCGTCATCGCCGGGTTAGTTTGCGCCTTGATAATCGCCGCAAGGTCGTCGCGCTCCGGGTAGCGCCTGGCGCACGCGGTTTCGAGCGGCACATTCCAGAGCATCGCCTCCAGGCGAATGACGGACAGGCTCGCCAGGCGGTCCGACGGCCGCTTGACGCCGCGGGGCAGTCCGTTCGAGCGATACTGGATGATCGGCGGCGCGCCGGGTTGCTGGCCGTCATTCCTGCCGGCCGGCAGGCCGCCCTGATGGCCGGACTCGCCGGCGGCGCGGCCCGAGATCAGCGCCTCGGAATCGCGAAATGTCTTGAGTTGCTTTTCGCATTTCGCCAGATCGGCGTTGAGCGTGTCGAATAGCTCCTGCTCGTCGTCGGCAAGTTCGCCGTCGGTTTCGACCTTGCGCGCCAGCGGCGCGAGTTGGTCGGAGAGTTTTATTTTCAATTCTTGAGCATCTTTGATGCGGTCGGCGAGTGACATGGGTCGCCCTTTCGATTGCGGTAGAGCTACGCCGGACCCGGCGGATTGTGACCGCGCGACAACGCCAGACCCGGCGAACAGTCGATCGCGATCGGAAGATGACAGCCCGAAGGCTTTGGCGATTTGCAGCGCCCGCGGATTCGCCGGCACGGACACCAGCGAGCATTCGAGCAGCTCAGCCTCGCGGAACACGACGCCGCCGAGCGGTTCGCCCTTGCGCTCTTCGACCTTCACCGGGATGAATCCGACCGACGCCCCGCGGAGCATCTTCTGCTCGATCAGCTTGTGGATGGTCGCCACGAGTGGCGACGTGTCTGGCGTCGCCAGGCGCAAATCGCCGAGCAGCTTCCGGCCCTCAACGCGGACGTTGTGCCAGTCGCCGATGACTTCCCGAGAATCGTGGGCGAACAAGGCGGTCGGGTTCTTTTTGAATCCTTCGAGCCGCCAGCCCTTTTGATCGATCGAGTCGCCCATGCGGTCGACGTGGTCGGTCGACATCACGAACGACAGCGGCTTCGCCTCGTCGGCTTCGCCGCCGGATCCGGCAAGCGCCTTGCGGCCGTCCCGCCAGGTGAAGGCGCGCGGATCGTCAGGCTTGACGGCGTAGGGTTTCATGGCGGCGGAACCCGGAAGCGTTTAGGCCGGCCTTAGCGTCCCGTCGGTTGCATTTGCGCGACCGGCATCGCCTTTTTGGCGAGCGACAGAATCCGCTCGCCGGCGTCAAATTTCGGCGCGCGGATTTCCCCGGTCTTGAGCCGCCAGATGGTCGAGCGGTGAACGCCGGACTGGCGCGCAATGTCGCCGGACGAATAGCCGGCCGATTCAAGTCCTGCCAGCACCGCTGAAAAATTTGTGGGACGATGCATCGTCCTCGAATCGTAAGGCTTTCGCCCGACTCGGCCTAGTGTCAAATTGACGGCGCTTCCGCGGGCGCTCTCCGTCGTTCCCTCGGTTGGCGCAGTCGAACCCGTCAGGCCAGACAGCCCCCGCTTGGCGGGTTCGATTGTTTAGAGCCACCGCCACAGCGCGCCGCCGGCGAGCAGCACGAGCAGCCACAGAATCGCGGCGATGAGAATGACGGTCTCGAATTCGCGGCCGGTCATCCAATCATCGCTTCGACATTGACCGCGGGCTCGGTCACCGCGAGCGCACGCACCGCCATCACCGCGGCGACCGCGACGTCGATGCGGCCGTAGGATTTCGCCTTGTTGAGTTTTCGGTTGCCAGCGGCGTCCCGCTCGATGACGGCGTTCGCCATGCACCAGCGCAGCACCGGGTGGCCGCCGTGGCGCAGCTGCTTCGCCAGCGCATAGGCTTCGAAGGCTTCGACCGCCGGGCTCATGTCCTTGTAGCCCTGGCCGCATTCGTCCAGCGGCAGCGCCACGCCGAGATCCGCCAGCGCCTGCTTCAAAATGTCGATCCGCCAGCGGTCATAGTGGATCCGAACCAGATTCATCTTGCCGGCGGCTTCAGCGAGCTCGGTGGCGACGAAGGAATAGTTGATCGAGGTTCCGGGCGGCGCAGCGATGAGCCCGGCCTTCTGCCAGGCGTCATAGGGCGCGCGGTCGAACAGGCCGCGCTCGAGCAGCGTGTCGGCCGGCGACCAGACGCGCGGCCAGAGATGCACGACGCCCTCGTCGTCTTCGACCGCATAAACCGCCGAGCACAGATCGGTGCGGGCCGAGAGATCGACGCCGCAATATACCGGTCGGTCCGAGTAGAAGAGGCGCTCATCAATTTCGCCGGCGCACGCATCCCACACCGACGGCGACAGAAACGGCGCCGTCATTTGCACCCGTTGATTGAGCAGCAGATTCCGGCACGAGTTTTCCAGCGATGGCAGGCGCATCGCCCGTTGAATCTGGTTTTCGAGATCGGACCGGCTGCGGATCGTTCCGAGCCCGGGATTGGCGGCTTTCCACGCCGCCTCGTCATCGAGCGCCGCATCGGCCGGCGCGGCGTAGAGATGGCAGACCGTCTGCGGATCATTTCCCGCAAGCCCATCATCAATGGCGATGGAAAAGAGATCATTGTCCGTCGGCGCCTGCGTCGAGATGAAGATCTGCAGCGCGTCGTCATAGGCGCCCTGGGCGGTCGTCAGCGCATCAACGAAGAGATTCGTCGGCCCCTTGATCTGGCCGGCTTCGTCCAGAATGACGACGCGCGGCGACTGGCCCATCGCGGTTGTCGCTTCGGCCGCCAGCGCGTGAAACTCGACGTTGAGCGGCAGGCCGACCAGGCGATTGCCCGACGGCACGACGCGGATCATGTCGCCAAGCTGCGGCGACTGCATGATCATCTTGACCGCGTAGGAGAAGATCCGCGCCGCCTGGTCGCGCGATTGCGCGCCCGAGACGATCTCATCGTTTCGCCGCCCGAGCGGCCCGGCGACATAGGCAAGCAGGATCGCCGAGATGAGCGCCGTCTTTCCGTTTTTGCGCGCGACCGAGAGAATGGCGCGGCGGGTTCCCGCCGGATTGTCATAGACGTCATAAATGAACCGGCGCTCGAACGGTTCGAGATGCATCGGCTTCCCGGCGAGCCGGCCTTGCGGGACGATGACGTAGGACTCGATGAAACCGCAGACCTTGTCGGCCAGCGAATAGTCGGACGGGTGAACGGCCCGCCAGTCGCGGTGCGGGCTGGATGGCAGACGGGCCGCTGCGCTCATTGCGTGTTCTCATTCTGTTCTATCAGTTGACGTTCGGCAGGAAGGCGTTAGCGCCCTCGTCCACCGCCGCCACGAGCTCGCGCGCCGCCTGCTCGGCGAGTCGCTTGCCCCGAACCTTCTGCGGCTCGGCGTGGTCGGACGCCGGATGCA